GATTATGAACCTTATCTTTTATTAGCTGAAGATGGGCTAAGTTATAATTCGCCACCATTAATAGATAATGCTCATAATTTTGATTCTGAGTTGTACAAATGGTTTGATGATTATACAATAGAAGGATTAACTAATACTTATCTTACAAATACAGCTACCCCTATGATGGATTCATGGATAGGCTGGAAAGATAAAGATATGACCACTGCATTAAAGTTTGCACAACTAATAGGGGATAGGGCTTGGAGGAGGGCTTGTATAGAATGGTTAGAGAGGAGAGTGAAGTGAGTACTAGAAGTAAAATAATACAAAAAGTAAATACATTAGCAAACGAAGATGTAAAAGGGCTACATGAAGCTGAGCAATCTTACGGTGATAGTTGGAAAAAGCGAGGTGGTGTAGGTGCTTTTATGATGCTTGCTCGTAAATGGGATAGGCTTGAGAACCAAGTAACAAAAGTTAATTACGATGTTTTCCAAGCAATAAAGGAAGATACTCGCCCAGAGGGCATATTAGATGATATACAAGATTTAAGGAGGTACTTGTTATTAGTAGAGGCAGAGGTAAGATTAAATGGAATCACTCGACCAGAAGATAAAAGCAGTTTGTGACACATGTGGAGATGAAAGAACACTTACCTTTCGTACTCTTAAAAACAAATGGGCGATGTGTAAAAAGTGTCGCCCCCCTAAACCTATGAGGATAAAAAGTAATGCAGATACCTTTATTTCAGCCCCCGATTGATTGGGTTATGCCAGATGGCTACCCAGACTTAGCTAAGTATAAAGAAGTAGCTATAGATTTAGAAACAAAAGATCCTAATCTAACAACAATGGGGTCAGGGTGGGCTAGAAAAGATGGACATATAATTGGAGTAGCTGTAGCAGTTGAGGGTAGTCAATGGTACTTCCCCATTAGGCATGAAATAGGTTCAAACTTTGACCCTATGAGGACACTACATTGGTTAAAAGAAGTTGTTTCTATAGATAGGGATTATATTTTTCATAATGCTCCTTACGATGTAGGTTGGTTACTCGCAGAGGGAGTACAGATTAAAGGTAGAATATGTGATACAATGGTTGTTGCTCCCCTGTTGGATGAAAATAGATTCAGTTATGCCCTTAATGCGATAGGCAGGGATTATTTGCAAGAACGCAAGTCAGAAGCTGACCTAAGAGAAGCTGCTGAGGCATTTGGAGTAAATGCTAAAAGCGAAATGTATAAACTCCCTGCTCATTATGTAGGTAAATATGCTGAGCAAGATGCTGGACTAACTTTAAGATTATGGCAGTATTTTAAAGGATTAATAATTAAAGAAGACATCTCAGATATAGTTGACCTTGAACTCAAGGTTCTTAAAACAATTATTCCTATGCGAGCAAAGGGTGTTCGGGTTGATTTACATAAAGCTGAAAGAATAAAAGTAGATTTATTAGCAAAAGAACATAAGTTAATGAAAGAAATAAAAAGAATCACAGGTGTGGAAGTTGAAATATGGGCTTCTGAGAGTGTTGCTAAAGCTTTTGATGCTGTTGGATTAGGTTACAGTAAAACAGAAAAGACAGGAGCTCCTAGCTTTACTAAAGGGTTTTTAACGACACACCCACATGAAGTCCCTAAAATGATTGTACAAGCTAGAGAATTTAATAAAGCACGAACAACTTTTGTAGATACTATACTAAAACACCAAAAAGATGGTAGGATTCATGCTGAACTCCACCCTTTACGCAGTGATCAAGGTGGCACAGTAACAGGAAGATTCAGTTATAGTAACCCTAATCTACAACAAATTCCTGCTAGGCATGGTGAAATTGGTCCACTTATTCGTAGTTTGTTTATACCAGAACAAGATGCGTTATGGGGTGCGTTCGACTACTCAAGCCAAGAACCTCGATTGGTGGTACATTATGCAAAACTCATGGGCTTTAGAGGGGCAGAAGAGTTTGCAGACCAATATAATATAGATGCTAGAACAGATTTCCACCAGATGGCTGCTGATATTGTAGGAGTACCACGCAAACAGGCTAAAGATATTAACTTAGGTTTGTTTTATGGTATGGGAAGTAAGAAGCTCGCAGCAAGTTTAGGCTTAGAGTTTGAAGACGCACAAGATTTATTTGCTACTTATCATAAAAAAGTACCCTTTGTAAAAGAGTTATCTGAGTATGCTATTAATAGAGCTACACAAAAAGGAGTTATCCGTACTTTACTAGGTAGAAGATGTAGGTTTGATAAATGGGAACCAACTCAATATGGTAGCTGGAAACCTATGACTCAAAAAGATGCTTATGCTGAACATGGTCCAGCTATTAAAAGAGCATTCACTTATAAAGCTTTAAACAAACTAATTCAAGGGAGTGCTGCTGATCAGACAAAAGCTGCGATGGTTGCATTAGCTGAAGAGGGAATTATGCCTATGATACAAGTGCATGATGAACTTGATGTAAGTGTAGAAAATGAAGCACAAGTAAAAAAGATAACAGAAATAATGGAAACTTGTGTCTCTCTTGAAGTACCAAGTATTGTAGATGCCGAGCTCGGTCCAAATTGGGGTGAGGCAAAACAAACATTAAGTGATAAACCTTGGACAAGGGGTTTACGAGATAATCATTCAACCATGCAGACATAGGAGAAAGTAATGTCAGATAATATAAAATGGGGATCTTCACAAAAAGGGGATTACTTATTACTAAGAAAAGTACATAGAAGATTACAAGGGGGTCATGTTGTTAGATTCCATACAAGACCCGAAGTAGGTGAAGGACAGAATGTTGCCAGTCATACATGGAGGGCATTAATTGTACTGACTACCCTATGGGAAGATGTAAGTAAAGAGGCTATACTCTGGTTGTTGTTCCACGATGTAGCAGAAGCCGAGTTAGGTGATCTTCCAGCGACAACTAAATGGAAGTATACGGAGTTAGCACAAGAATTTTCAAAAGCAGAATTTAAATACGAAAAAGACCTGGAACTCCCTGTTATGCTACAAGATTTAACAGAGAAAGATAGGAACTTAGTCAAAATGGCTGACATGCTTGAGTTAGTTTTACATTGTAAAAGACAAATACAAATGGGAAATACGTTAGCTGAGCCTATTTATACTCGTGGCAGAGAATATTTGTATAGAAAATTTTCTAGCAATCCCGACTTTGCAGTAGTACATAGTATTTTATTAGAACTAAAATAAGGAGGAAAAACAAATGAGAGATTTTTCTAATTGCTCTGAGTGTGGAGAAAAATTAAAACGAGTAAATAATAGAAGAACAAGACCAAAGTTATGTGCTTCTTGTCGTGGAGATAAAGTGAGTGGTCATAGTGAACTGCGACAAATGTTTTTAGAAATGCAAAAAAACCCTCCACCACCCTCAGCGTATGAAGAACGATTTGAAGATGACCCCAGAGCAGCAAAAGAAATAGAATATGGTAGAGTAGTTAGAAAACCCACAGTTCAATTAGCGAGTAAACATTCAACATTAGGAGATTAACATGGATAAAAATCAATTAAGAAAAGAGATAGAGGAAGATGAAGGGTGTAAGTATGAGATCTATTTAGATCATCTTGGCTTACCTACTTTTGGAATTGGACATTTGATTACAGAATGGGATGAAGAATATGGGAAACCCGAAGGAACTGTTGTCTCTGGGGACAGGGTCTCCTCTTGTTTCCAAGCAGATATTCATACTACGATAAACGAGTGCAAAAAACTCTATACTAATTTTGACGAACTTCCCGATGAAGTTCAGTTGATTTTATGCAATATGATGTTCAATATGGGTAGACCACGATTGAGTAAGTTTAAAAAGATGAATCAAGCGATTTCTGATAATGATTGGATTGAGGCTTCCATTCAAATGGAAGATTCTCGTTGGTTTAATCAAGTTCCAAACAGAGCAAAACGTCTCGTAGACAGAATGGAAAAGATGCAAACTTTTCCTCACGGATAACAAAGGAACGGTCTTTCTTATTTTTATAGGGTAGGTTATGTTATGAACATTTTCGTACTGGACTACAACCATAAGAAATGTGCTGAATATCATTGCGATAAGCATATTGTCAAAATGCCTTTAGAAACAACACAAATGCTCAGTACAGTATTCTATAGGTATAATGAAGAAGGACCATACAAAATTGTTCATCAGAAACACCCTTGTACTTTGTGGGCTGGACAGACATTAGAAAATTATCGGTGGTTATGGAAGTTAGGCATCGCTTTATGTAAAGAATATACTTACAGATATGAACGTATTCATGCCTGTGAGCAAGTGCTTTGCCTAATTAAATCCCCACCTACAGGACTGACAGCAAGGGGGTTTACTAAGTTTGCTCAAGCTATGCCTGAAGAGTACAAAACTTCAGATCCCATACTTGCGTATCAAGATTATTACTATTATGATAAACAATTAGCAAGGGACATTTGTAAATGGAAAAAAAGAAAAATTCCCCCATTCATGGAGGATCTAACATCATACCATTCCCGACTAAACCAAAACCCCTCCCAGGATTACAAGTAGTAGCTAAAGAGGTTGAGGTTGTTGTCTGCGGATTATGTGGCTCACAATCGTTTTTGATGTTGTCTGATGAAACTCACCAGATTGCTTGTTATGAGTGTGGGAGTCTCACTGGAAGCCAATGGCGACCCGAAAACTAAAGATTTGCCTTTCAATAAATCTTTTGTAATACTATATTTAATGTTAACTTATTCTCGTAGAAAGGGGAAAAATATGAAGCTATTAACTAAAGAGTTAGCGACTAAGTTAGTTGCAAATTTTCAAAGCGAAGAGGAAAACTTAAAGCCTGTCGTTAAGTTTTTCGGTGGTGGTGCTTGCACTTGGCTAATAAGTGAGTGGGACGGCAATGATTATATGTTTGGCTTATGTGACTTAGGTATGGGTACTCCAGAGTTAGGTATGG